CGATGCAGACGTCAACGGCGACCAGGATTTCGGGTACGGCCACGGGAACAGGTGCGTGGCCGGAGATTCGGGTGCTGGTGAACGACCTCCGGACGGCCGCTCAGGTTCAGGCGTTGATCGAGCGGAACGCGAGGGGAGGGACGCGCTATGCAGAGCTCGTGAGAGCTCACTTCGGCGTGATGTCGCCGGATGCGCGTCTGCAGCGGCCGGAGTACCTGGGCGGCGGCCGTACCTATGTGAGCATCAACCCGGTTGCGCAGACGAGCGAAACGTCTGCGAATGGAGTGCTGGGTGAGCTCGCTGCGATCGGGACGGCGGTGGCGCGTCATGGTTTCAGCGCCAGTTTCACAGAGCACGGGCATGTGCTCGGGTTCCTGTCGGTTCGTTCGAACCTGACGTACCAGCGCGGCGTCAATCGGATGTGGTTTCGCCGGACGGTGTACGATCACTATTTCCCGTCCCTGGCTCATTTGGGTGAGCAGGCGATTCTGTCCAAGGAGATCTGGGTGGACGGGACGGCGAACGACGATCTGGTGTTCGGCTATCAAGAGCGTTGGGCGGAGTACAAGTACAAGCCGTCGATTACCAGCGGGTCGTTCAACAGTAACAATGTGGCGACTCCGCTGGATACGTGGCATTTGGCGGAAGCCTTTGCGTCTCGGCCTACGCTGAATTCGGACTTCATCGAGGACGCTACGCCGCTCGACAGAGTGCTTCAGGTGGCGGCGTTTCTGGATGAGCAAGTGCTCGTGGACGCGTCGTTCAAGCTGCGGTGGGTGCGTGCGATGCCCATGTTCTCGATTCCCGGTGTCGGAGCTCGGCTGTAGATGGCCGCGTGGCTGGCTCCGATGCTGGTGGGTGCGGGTGTGACCGCGCTTCAAAATCTGTGGAGCTCCAGGCGCGCGGATACCGCCCACCAGCGGGAGGTGAAGGACCTTCGGGCCGCCGGGCTGAACCCGGTCCTGTCTGCGCGAGGTGGACAGGGTGCGGAGATCGGTCAACAGGAGTCGATCGCGGGAAGCGCGATGGCGGCCGCGCGGAACGCGGCTGAGCTCGAGCTCCTGAAGGCCTCGGCGGACCGGGAGTCGGCGAACGCTATGCTTGCGAGGACGCAAGCGTGGGAGCTCACGTCGTTCGCTCCTGGAAGGGGTGCCCTTGTGCAGATGCAAGGGGCGGTGCAGTCGATGGAGTTGGAGCAGCGGCGTCAGATGTTGCCGCTGCTTGTTCAGCGCGCGAAGGAGGAGATAGGTCTTACGTCTTCGAGCGCGCGGGCTGCTCAGGCTCGTGCCGCGCTCGATGAGGCGGCGCGTACTGGTGCGCTGAACGAGGAGGAGTTTCAGCGCATGATCGGCGAAATGGGTCCGTGGACCCGATTCTTCCTCGAAGTTCTGAGAGGGGTGAGAGGCCGATGAGAGGGGCTCCGGTGATTCCGGGTTCGTATGACCCTGCGGAGCATTCGTTGCGTTTCCGCAGGAGGTTGTCGGGGACGTCGATCGTCCAACAGCAGTTCAAGGACGAGTGCGACGTCAACGTGATCGTCCGCCGGTTCGGCGTGACGGGTGAGCTCCCGCAGGGACTCGAAGGTGGGATGTTCGGTGACTTTTCGGGTATCGAGGACTTCGAGTCGGCAGTGGCGCGGATAGACGAGATTCGCGGCCGGTTTGCCGCTCTGCCTGCGGAGGTTCGTGAGAAGTACAGGAATGATCCGACAGAGATGTGGCGCGCTGCGCGCGCGATGTCGGATGATGAGTTGGTGAAGGCGACGACGTTGGAGGAGCCTGCGAAGCCGGAGGAGAAGGCTCCGGCGTAGTTTGTGGTGAAGTGATGAACGGAAACGGCCCTCTGGCTGCGGTTCGCCAGGGGGCCGTTGCCGTTGGACAAGCCGCGTAGCGGCGCGTCAGTCTGGGATTTTGTCTTGGTCGAAGGCGTGGGCTTCGATCAGGTATTCGGACAGGAGCTCTCCTGTCCTGGTGACGGGCTGAAACTCGCTGTAGAGGTTCGGCCGCGTCTTGAGCAGCATGCGTGCTGCGAGTGTCAAGGCGAGGTGAAGGTCTCGCTTGTCTGGCGCCTTTCTGGCGCCTTTCTTTGGTGCGCTCTGCGCGTTTGGCTTTGCCATCTTTTCTCCCGTAAGGGTGATTTCAGTGGAATGTTTAATCTATGTTATTGCGCGCGTGCGCGCAAGTCTTTGGTGCGCGCGTGCGCGTTGTTTGTTATTCGTAAGGCGAAGCGTTAGCGGAGTGTTTTTAACGGCCGACCGCGCGGCCCAGCGATGCAAAGCGAGCGTCGGCCGCGCGGGGGCGGTAAGGGTGTTTGTGAGCTCAGGATACTGAGCTCGTGTTTCCCCCCCCTCCTGAGCGCAGGAGGGGGGAAGGGGGGAGGAGCACACATGTTGTCTTGGTATATGTGTGCGGACTGACACTGTATGCGGTGGCAGTCCCTACCCTTGACACAAGGGGTTGGGGGTTGTAGCCTCGCTTGGTGAGGCGTTTTTGTCTTCAGCACCGGAGGTGATGAGATGCGTAGGCCTGTGAACAAGCGGAAGTCGGCGAGGAGCTTCCGCGCTCAGGTGAAGCGTACCCAGGCGAAGAATGTCGCGACGCCGGGTCGCGGTGGTTTCAGGCTGTAAGTGGCTTGCTTCCGTCCGCTGGTCGCGTATCGTGAACGGGTATCTGGTGAAGTTGCTGTCGGCTATCGTCTCGCTGGCCGTGGCGATAAGCTCGAACTTCCGTGCGGACGGTGTGTCGGATGCAAGCTCGATCGAGCGCGGGCGTGGAGCGTCAGAATCGGTCATGAGGCGGCTCTGTATGACAAGAGCCTATTTGTTACTTTTGATTATCGTCCTGACGCTCTGCGCTCGTTGTCTCTCGAATACGGGGATTTTCAGCGCTTCCTGAAGCGGTTGCGGAGAGAGTTGACGGGTGTTAGTGTGGCGCCGAATGGGAAAAAGCCCATTCGGTTTTTTGTTGCCGGTGAGTATGGCGAGCGTTACGGCAGGCCTCACTGGCATGCGATTCTCTTTAATACCTGGTTCCCGGATGCGGTTCGGTTTCATAACGGTACGTTTCGGTCAGAGATGGCCGAACGTCTGTGGGGGCATGGGAACGTGGTTATAGGTCATGTTACGCCGGCGAGTGCGGCGTATGTGGCTGGTTATACGATGGGTAAGGCTCATAAGAAGGCTGAGGATTACGAGGAAGATCTGGTGAATCCTCTGACGGGTGAGCTCTCAGGTCGTCGTCCGGAGTTTAACGTAATGTCGCGCCGGCCGGGGATCGGCGCGTGGTGGTATGACCGGTTTCGGTCGGATTTGTGGAACGGTGATCATGCGGTGCAGGATGGTAAGGAGTACAAGGTGCCGCGCTATTATTACGAAAAGTTGCGCGGTGAGGATCCTTCAATGGCTGAGGAGGTTGCCTATGGTCGTTTCCTCCGGGCGCGCGAGATGCCGCCGGAGGAGTCAACGCCGGAAAGGCGTGCTGTTCGTGAGGAGGTCGCCGAAGCTCGGTTTAAGTTCTACAGTCAACGCGAGCACTAGAAAGGGCTCTCCCATGGTGAAGGATGACTTGGCGAGCGTGGAAGCTATGCGGATGTACTCGCTGTATGACCGCAAGCTGAGGGAGTTTGGCGCGATTGCGCTCTCTCGTAACGACGAGAGCATCATGCGTGCGGTCGCGGACGGGATTCCGGGGACGCGTTCGATGGTTGAGCGTCACCCGGAAGACTTCGATATCATGTTCCTCGGTGAGTTTTTTCCGCAGACCGGCTTCGTGGCCGGGTCTGCGGGTCCGCCTCGCCTGGTGAGCAGTGTGGCAGATGTGCTTCGTGCTGTGCGCCTCGTTCCCGACGAAAAGGAGGGATAATGCCGCGCGTAGAGGCTGCGCGTTTCGCGATGGTGCCGCGGGCGGATGTCCCGCGGAGTGCGTTCGATGTGACGTTCAACCACAAGACGACGATTGGAGCTCGGTATCTGTATCCGATCTACGTGGATGAGATCCTGCCGGGCGATTCGTTGCGTCTGAACATGGACGCTCTGGCCCGGTTGGCTACTCCGATCGTGCCTGTGATGGACGACATCGTGCTGGAGTCGTTTTTCTTCTTCGTGCCGAATAGGCTGGTGTGGTCGAATTGGGAGCGCTTCATGGGCGAGCGCGCGAGCGTGGCGGACACCACGGCGTTCCTGATTCCGCAAGTGACGGTGACTGACGCGTGGACGGCGGGTCGACCCGAAAACTACTTCGGTCTGCAACCGCCGGCGGCCACGGAGTCGTATGGGGTGACGGCGCTTCCGTGGCGCGGGATGAACCTGATCTGGAACGAGTGGTTCCGGGATCAGGACCTTCAGGATCCGGTCACGGTGGAGCTCGGCGATGGGCCGGACACCATGACCAACTATGATCTGCTCCCGCGCGGGAAGCGCCATGACTACTTCACGACGGCGCGGCCGTGGCCGGTGAAGCGGAACCTTCAGGGGAACACGTCGGCGGGCGGAAGCCTCGGTGTGTTCCAGCCTGGGGGTGACATGCTGTATGGTGTGTACGATCAGGCGGGGGCCCCGGTGACGGGGATCGGCTGGGTCGACTCGGGAGCTCCCACTCTGATCGCCGGGACTACGGTGCGCGAAACGGGTGGAAGGACGTATACGCACCCGGTCGCGACGATGCAGACGACAACGGCGATCAGGATTTCGGGTACGGCCACGGGAACAGGTG